GGTTCTTCAACCTTAGTCTCTTCGACTTTTTTATTTTCTTCTGCCATAATAAAATTTTATAAAATATTAAAAATAAGGATTAAAACCGGTCCATACCAGCATCCCCTGTAACTATATCATTACCTGACGACTCAAATCTTTTAACGGATTTAGCCGAATTTCTTTGTTGATCAACTCTTCTTTGGTTGTCCATCTTCATCATCTCTCTATTATTTCTACCCTTTTCTTTCATTGCCTCAAGACTAGCTGTGTTTTGTAAATCCATTTGTTTATTTTGACTTGACAAATTGAATTCAAAAGCCATTAGCTCTTTTTTAATTTTAGCTTCTTCTTGTAAATATTGTATTTTAAGAGTGTTTTTAGTTCTCTCAACCTCTGACTCAATTCTTGCTGCAGCCTCATTCTTTTGCATTTCAGCTTGAGCGGCAACTTGTTGAGCTTGACCATTAGCTTGAGCTTGAGCCTGCATGTTCCTTTCTGCCACTTGTTGATCTCTAAGTTGTTTAGATTTTCTTTTTATTTTTAGTAGTTGGTTAGCTAGTTTTATATTTTTAACTTCTCTAACATCAATAGCGTCATCAAGATCTATTAACTTTTGACCTAATGCTACTTGTATGTTTTGTTCTAGTACAGCCTTTTCTTCTTCGTCTGGCATCAACTCTATAAATATACCAAAATCATATAAGTGTAATTCTGACATTTCTTTTAAAGTAGCAACATTGTGAGCACCTATAGCTCTAACAAAAGCTTGTCTTGTTGGAGAGTATTCTACTATATCAGCTATCCTTAATGATAAATTTTCTGCAGATTCAGCTGTTAAAAATAACATTGATTGCAATATGTGTCTTGTCGCTGTATTAGAGTTTGCTGCCGCTAGTTTTTGTACACCAACCAGAGCGTTTTTATCTGGCATACTACCATCTCTAGCTTCATTTAGTCCGGTTACATCACGTATCATTTGTAAGTAATAATTATAAGTTTGTATTAAACTTTGTATTTTATTACTACCAGCTCCATTTTGTATTTGTTGTATTGGTATCTTACCAGGATTCATTTCACCTTCAGATGTAAAGCTTCTACCAATAACACTACCAGTTTGGAAGAACATGTTTAAAGCTTCTTGTGGATTATAGTTTGTTCCATTACCTAAATCTATTTCAGCTAAACCGTCAGCATCTAAATATACACCATCTGGAACCATACGTGCCATCACTTGTTGTAACTTCAAATGTGTAAGCTGTATCATATCA